TAGTGATACAATCCTAACGTATGAAAACACTCAACCTCAACCTCCCTTACAAGCGAAGCCAGGAAGCGACAGCACAGTCGTCGAATGTCGACTTCACAGCCCTTTTGATCGGTCTTGCTGTTGAATCAGCGAACGAGAAAGGACTCGAAGGAAAGTCCCGTCGTGTCTTTGGTCGCCTTCAGCGAAAGCTTGATGCTGCCATCGATGCAAGTCAGGAATCCGTGGAAGTTGAAGACGCAGAGCTTGACCTTATCAATGACTCACTGAAGCGAGCACGATTCCTCGCCCGCCAGTCAAAGCACGTTCTTTTGATCGAAGAAGAACTCGAACGAATCGCAAAGGCAGAATAACTTTATGTTTGGAGGAGGAGCATTCGGATCACTTGAATACGCAGGAGCACCGGTCGTCGTTTCGGCTCCGGTTATTCCAGTGAATCCGTACTGCCCTACTCCTACGCCTTACGCTCGACTCCGGGACGAGTGCGATAATACCTGCGAAATATAGCCTATGTACACAGACAAAACCGCACTTGAAAAGTACCTGATTATGTCTATCGACTCCTCGATGGATGCACAGCTTACAGAATGGATTACAGCCATGAGCAGGGAGATTGACCTCATGACGAACCGAACCTTTGTCCCGCCTGGGGATACTCCTACGACGAAAGTCTTTGATGGTTCTGGTTCAAGCAGTCTCTTGGTAAATGATTTCCTTTCTGTCTCGGAAGTGAAGATTGACGGCTCTGTAAAGGATATTTCAAAGGTTCTATCGTACCCTGCGAACGAATCGCCAAAGTACAAGCTGACCCTACGGTCTGACTGGTTCCCACGCGACCTGCAGAACGTCGAGGTAACGGGATTGTGGGGTTATGCAGCCACAGTGCCAGAAGCTATCAAATTCGTCTGTACAGTCCTTGTGGCGGGTATTATCAATGGCTCCAACAAGGAGGCTGGTCCCGTACAATCTGAAACAATCGGACGCTACTCCGTTTCGTACGTCACGAAAGACCAGCTCACGGATTACGAGAGCATTCCGAAGCTATTGGCAGGATACAAGCGAGTAACTTTCTAGCCTATGTCGTCAATCCAGCAACACTACACAAAGAATGCAGAAGTGAAGCGGATGACTGACATCCCCTCCACGAATAAGCAGACCTTGCAGACTATCTACGAGGATGTTCCTTGCCATGTCCAGCCTCTTGAGGACTCTTTCAGCTCCGAGGACGATGGTATCTACGGCAAAGACTTCCTCATGTTCTGCGATGTTCGCGATATTAAGCAGGGAGACAGAGTGATTATCTGCGGGATAGAGTACAAGGTCATGTCGAACGAATCGTATAGCTTCTTGCGACGCACGCGACACATGGAAATTCGCATCCGCGTTTTCAAGAATAAATAAATGGCTGCCGAGATTAAAATCAGTTTACAGAATGGCGACCTTATCAAGCGTGCTTTGAAAGAAGCACCGGAGCGGGCTGCAAAGGGAATATCACGGGCTGTTGAACAGTCCGTTTTTCTCGTTGAGGGGGAAGCGAAACGGCTTGCCCCGGTCAACAAGCAGACGGGAGGCGGTAACCTGCGACAGAGTATCAAGGCTTCCATGAAGACATCGTATGTAGGGGAGGTCGATGTAGGGGCTAAATATGCGGCTGCAGTGCACGAAGGTACACGTCCGCATGTCATTGAGGCACGCAATAAGAAGGTTCTTGCCAATCGAAGGCAGGGGCAGTTTTTCGGAAAGAAAGTAAACCACCCTGGAACGAAAGCACAGCCCTTTTTAAGAGAAGCGGCAGAGAAGTCCGCATTGCGAATCAATGAGTTTTTTCTTGCAGCGATTCGGGGCATTATCAAGTTTTAGTGATATACTTTTTGCATGAGCTATACGTCAATCCGTCAGAAGATTATCGAGGTGCTTTTAACGGCTACTTCAATCCAGCACGCCTACCCTACCGAGGTGTCGAACTTTGACGGATTCCCTGCAGCAGTGGTCGCACCATCGGAGAGCGAAGCTGACTACGGAAGCACCGATAGAGACAAGCGTGTCTATGTTTACACCATTAAAATATACTACCCGATAAAAGACGAGGACAGTCAAGCAACGGTCGAGTACCGTGTCGAGGAGGTCGTTGACGAGGTGCTTTCCCTTTTCAAAACGAGGGCAGTCCTTGGTACTTATGCCGATTGGGTTGAACCAGCACCAAGTGCGTGGGGTTCGGTCGTTAAAATGGAGACAGTTTACCGCACAGCACTGGTCACGCTCCGATGTGTAAAAATGATTGTTAACACGCCGTAGGTGTGTGTGATATACTTTCGGTATGATGGATGAATACAACAACCGTATGATAGAGCCATCAATTACTAAGGGTGATCGAAAGAAGCCGCTACGCATCTTTCATTTCCCAAGCCTCAAGAAAAGAATCCGAGCCGTCAACTTGGAGGAGGCCACTAAGAAAGCTAACAAATAACATGCCTTACCTACTCGGCGAATCAGTTAACCTTGGTGTTGGTCAGGAGGGAACTCGTGGCACACCCGTCGCCCCACAAGATTGGATCGCTGGTCGCACACCGACCGGAGTCCGTCCCGTAGTCGATAAAGTACTCATCCAGGAAACACGGGCTGTACGCACGACTTCTAAAGGGTCGGAAATCATCCAGCAGTACGTCGAGGGAGATCTTGAATTCAACGTCAAGAACGGATCGATCGGTCACTTCTTGAAGTCTCTTTTGGGATCGGTATCGTCGGCTCTAGTCGGAGGAGAAACGGTCGTATACGAGCACGAATTCTCATTGCTCTTGAACGATCCGCAGAACCCGTCGCTCACGCTGGCACTTTCACAGCCGAACGGATTCCAAGACTACAAGTACGCTTTGTGCCTTGTTTCTAGCTTGGAATTGAACACGCCGGTGGATGACTTGGTAAACGCTACCGTCGAATTCATCGGAGCAGATGAAACGACGAACGCGAACTACTCGGTTGCATTCTCGGCGGATGATTATCTTTTCCGCAACCACGACGTTACGATCAAGATCGCGGCAGACGTAGCGGGTCTTGCCGCCGCCCAGCCACTCAAGGTCAAGGAATTCTCTTTGTCTTTGAACAACTCGGCACGCACGAACCAGAACATCGGCGAACTTACACCTAGCGACGTTCTTGCACTCTTGCTCGAAATCACAGGCTCTATCACGGTTGATTACACAGGCGAAACCTTCCACGACATCTATGTCGCCGGAGAATATCGTGCAATGGAAGTGACAATGGTCCGCGACGACATCACGATCGGTGTCTTGAGCAACCCTAGTGTCACGTTCATCCTGCCGAAAGTGTCCTTTGAGACTCGGGAACCTGATCGTCCAATCGACGACATCGTTACCGAACCTTTGGACTTTACGGCCCACTACGATGACGATGAAGCTTCGGCAGTCAGCGTCGTCCTTATCAATGAAGTCGAAGACTATAACCCAGTAAGCGGATCATAATCCCGCACTCTTACATCCCATGACTACAGCACGCCCATTCACAGAACACACGCTTCCGGTAACCGGCAAGATCGTAAAGATCAAGCAGTGGATCACCGGCCGCGAATTCGAGAAGACACAGCAGCCTCTCTACAAATCGATGAAGGTCAAACCCGACAGCCTAGGCCAGATCGGGGGAATGGAGATCGAAGGAACGATCATCGAAGAATTGAATAACGCATCTTTCGAAGCGTACGTTTTGGAGGTTGATGGACAGACTGAAGGACTCGTGGATCTCATCCTCGACCTTCCGGAGCCTGACTACTCATTCATCAAGACGGCGATCGAAGAAGTATCTAAAAAAAAATAACGACGGTATCGGACATGGTGCGGATTTGTGATCGCTTCGGGTGGGGCTATCACGAATACATGGCACAGCCGCAGTGGTTCATCGGGCAGATCATCCTCATGATCCGACAGGAGCACGAAGCAAACAGGAAAGCGAACAAAGGAACGAAAGGAAAACGCCGCCCGAGATAAACTATGGCATCACAAGAAAAACTCACATTTGTCCTCGAGGCAGTCGATAAAACAAAGGGAGCCTTGACTTCGGTGCAGGGTAATCTTGATGCTGTTCAGAGCAAGGTGAAATCTTTCGAGCCAGCGTTTAAGAAGATGGCACTGGTAGGAACCGCAACGTTCGCTGCAATCGCCGGAGTGGTCGCCAAGAGTGTACAAGGGTATGCAGAGGCGGAAAGGGCACAGCGACAGCTGGAGAACGCCGTCATCAACGTTTCACGGGGTACTATGGCCCAGGTTCAGGCCATCAATACCCTTTCGAGTGCATTGGAGAAGAAGTCCGGAATCGATGCAGACGCCCTGAAGATCGGAGCGGCACAGCTTTCAACGTTCGGGCTTCAATCAAAATCGGTCGCCGACCTTACTAAGTCGCTGGCCGATTTTACCGTTAACCAGAACGGAGTGAACGCTTCGGCCGACAACTATGTCTCAAGTGCAAACACGATTGCAAAGGCATTGAATGGTCAGTTCGGACTTTTGGAAAAAACGGGAGTTCGTTTTACTGAAGCTCAAAAGGCATTGATTCAGTTCGGGTCGGAAAGCGAAAAGGTATCCGCTATTCAGGAGGGGCTTGCACAGAACCTCCGAGAAACGACGGATACCGTAGGAAACGGATTGGATGGACAGCTTGCCCGTGTCAAGCGATCCTTCGAGTCTATTGGAGACGGCATCACAAAGGCATTGCTACCGGCCATCGATCGTATCACTACGGCAATTTCGCCGGTCATCGAGAAGTTCTCGGCATGGGCAGACGAGAATCCAAAACTGCTTTCGAATATCGTACTCATAGCTGGAGCATTGGCAGGGATAACAGCCGCGGCCGGAATCATTGGCTTAGTACTTCCGAGCATCATTGGTGGGTTCAAGCTTTTCGCGAGTGCCATCGGGATGGTAAGTAAGGCGTTTGCTATTCTTGCGGCGAACCCAGTCATCCTGATCATTGCGGCCATCGTGGCAGTTATTGCAGGGCTTGCGTACCTCATCATCAAAAACTGGGAGGCGATCTCGACGTTCTTTGTGAATCTATGGGAAGGTATCAAGAACGCTTTCAGCTCGGCGATCGATTGGATCGTGGGAGCTATCACAGGATTCGGGATGGCTATTTGGGAGGGAATCCAGCAGGTCTTTTTCTTCATCGTCGGATTGTTCGCGACGTTCCTTGATATGATCATGCCAGGTTGGGAGGAGAAGCTTCAGGCTTTGTGGGCAATGATCACGGGCGTATGGACTCGGATCAAGGAGTCAGCAGTATTGATTTGGAATGCCATCAAGGAATTCTTTGTGAACATGGTGACCCAGCTGACGCAGCCGTACATCGATGCATTCAATGCACTGAAGGATTTCTTCATTTCTCTTTGGGAAGACATCAAGGCTATTTTCAACGAAGCTATAGAAGGCATCAAGGAGAAGCTCCAGCCTTTGATCGATTTCATCGAAAATCTCATCAATAAACTCGCACAGATCGGAACGGCTGTCGGAGGATTCAAGGATAAGCTGAAGGGCGGAGTCACCAGCTTTTTTGAAAAGATTTCAGGACGAGGAAAGGAGGTGACGGGCGTGAACGACGCCATCATTTCACCAGGTGGAAAGATCATCACCACGCACCCGGACGATTACCTGATTGCTACGAAAACTCCAGAGACATTGTTCGGGCAGAAAGCGGCAACGGCCGGAGGTCCGACGATCAATATCGTACTGACGGGGAATTCGTTCATGGGCAAGGAGGACGTTGCAGAGCAGATTGGGGATCGACTCATCAAGATCTTGCAGAAACAAATGAAGCTCTAACATGGCCTACGTTCTAAATATCAATGGCGTCGATCGAAGCAATCTTGTATTGCTTTCGTCGCTTCAGAAGGATGACAATTTGAACGAACGCGTAGACACGCTTCGCTTCAGTATCCAGCAATATGGCACACAGGTATTCAAGCCACAGGTCAACGAGGAGGTTACACTCTATGACGGAGCCACGAAAATATACGGGGGCGTGATTGTCGCAGTCGATGAAAACTTGGACGGCGATTCTATTTTGAATTGTGATGTGGAGTGTAAAGACTACTCGCAGTTCCTTGATCGGCGATTGGTCCTTGAACGGTACACGAACGTAATGATCGACGAAATCATCGCGGCCATCATTTTGAAATATGCACCGACGTTCACATACGCAAACGTTGACGCACCTATATTGGTCACGGCCGTGACGTTCAACCGCATTCCTATCTCCGAGTGCCTTTCCAAGCTTGCCGCGATCATTAATTACTACTGGTACGTGGATGAAAACAAGGACATTCATTTCTTCGCGAAAAACTCCGAGGTGTCCCCTTTCGACATTGCCGACAATGATGACAATAAGATTTTCGAATCGCTCACGTTCTCGAATGACTTTTCGCAGATCAGGAACCGCGTAACGATCCGGGGAGGCGAGGAGGAGGGCAACGACCGCATCGAAAAGTTCAACGGGGACGGTTCGGAGCTGTACTTCCGATTGGCGAACAAGTTTGCACGTCGTCCGTTTGTTCGCGTCGGCGGTGTCGATCAGACGGTCGGAATCGACTTCCTTGATGAAGAAGCGGACTTCGACTGCTTTTGGGATTTCAACCAGCGGTATGTAAGATTCAAGACTGCTACCGTGCCACCTATCGGTGTGGAGAACGTCGAGATCGAAGGGACGCCCCTTTTCCCTATCCTGATCCAGCGGTCGGACTCGGCATCGATTTCGCAGTACGGGATCTATGAATACTTCGAGGTGAATGCCGCTATCAAGTCCCGTGATGAGGCTTTGGAGTTCGCCCTCGCAAAGCTCACAGCGTACAAGAATGCCATCGTGGAGGGCAGTTTTGACACCTACACTCCCGGTTTGCGAAGCGGTCAGGTGATCAATGTGAACCTGTCTATTTTCGGCATGGACGAGGACTTCCTGATCCAGAAGGTATCGATGCGACTGGAGGGTCCAGGACTGCCACGATACCGCGTACAGCTCGCCACGCTTCGAACCCTGGGCATCATCCAGGTATTGCAGATGCTCTTGCAACGTGGGGGGAATGAGGACCTTTCGAACGAGATTCTCTTTTCGTTCAATGCTCTTTATGACGAATTCACGATCGGCGACAACCTGATCTCTATCTCATCAAGCACGGGTCCGTACGAGTGGGAGCAGCCTCCAGGAAGTGCGGCCGCGAATCCGTTCTCTTGGAACCTTGGCACTTGGTCATAGCTTCGGGTATACTATCGACATGAAACAAGTCAAGCGAAAACTTTCCGGTGAGAAGTCAGGCGTAGCCGGTCAGTATCGTATTCGAACGTACCGGGCAGGAACAAAGGAGCTTATTCGCGAGACTGACTGGATCAAAAACCTTGTAGTGAATAATGCAAACAACGGAGTCAACCTAATCGCACAGCGTTTGATTGGGCTTACCACATACGACATCGAAATCACCCAGGCGAAGATCGGGACGGGGACGACGCCGCCAACGGATGCCGATACCGACCTTGAGACACCTGTCACTTCAAACATTCCGCGTGCGACGCAGATTGTGTCTCCTACGAACCTCGCGGTCATTACTTTCTTCATACCAGATGTCGATTTACCAAATGGGACGTATAATGAATTCGGTCTTTTCTGTGGCAACCAGCTTTTCGCTCGGTCGCTCATTCTGCCGTCTTACACGAAGGCATCAGCGGAAGATACGACTGTCGAATACAGCCTAGAAATTTTTAACACATAGCCTATGCGAAGCTCACAAGTAACCGGCGGCCAGACCGCCACAGCGAAACAATACAACGACCTTAGGGACGATGCGTACGCTTCGTCATGGCTTTTGGCACATGAGCAGACAACCCCAGGACTGACGCTTTATGTCGAGCCGGGTGTCTATTACAACGGAAGCACCCGTGTTGAATTTGCAGGAGGCAACTCCCCGACCTTTACAGCACCGTCAACAAACCCACGCATCGACGTTCTTTCGATTGATACCGCAGGTACTCTTGTTCGCACGGCTGGAACAGAAGCCGGATCTCCTACTGTCCCATCATTCCCTGGTGGAAACATTCCTATTTGCCAGGTGTATAACCGCGTAGGACAGACAACGATTCGAGATGTGAGCGTTTCAGGCCAGGGATATGTTTACAAGGATGTTCGACCTTTTATGTCGAACTCGCCCCAGCTTTCAAATGGAGGAATCATTGCTACGGCAGGAGAAAATATCACGGCACAGGATATTGCTTTTCTTGCTACACAAGACTCGCGACGTTTCGCATATTTTGACGCTGTTACTACTACTGAAACAATAAACACGAACACGTCTTTCAGGGCACAGACTTTTACAATTTCAGCAGGATGTAATCGCTTGCGACGAATTGGATTTTACGTTAACCAGGGAAGTAACCCAGCAGGAACTCTTGTCGGACGACTCTATGCTACATCGGCTGGTGTCCCAGTGGGGCCATCTTTGGCAACAATCTTTTCAAACCTAGCATCGCAATTTAAGGGCAGTGCGATTCAAGGAGATGTAGACCTCGCCGTAACGCCAGGAGATACTTATGCAATCGTTTTGGATGTCAGCGGTGTGACTCTTGGAGGTTCTGATACTTTAAGTTATTACTACGGCCCAAGTGGCTACACAGGAGGATCACGCTTCACTGGTACAAGCCTTTCAAGTTGGACAGCCGACACTGCAAACGATTACGCATTCTTTGCAGAATTCCAATTTGAGAATGGAAAAGTTTTCCGGTATGAAAGCACAACTGCTTTGAATACTGGCAAGCTATTACTATCTCCTGATTCTGTAGCAAGTGGTGCATCCGGTGTCTTTAAGGAAATCGATGGAGTACTAGGAGGATTTTCAGGTCTTACTCCTGGAACAAAATACTACACAAGCACAACAACATATGGAGCACTTTCAACCATTGCTACTGATAACATTTTGCTTGGTGTTGCAATATCAGCGACACAGATTCTTATTGATGACAGCATGTCACGCGAAGCCATTACTCTTGTTGAATTTACAGGTCTTTCGTCTGCAAACAGAGAGAAAGGATGGATTGCACCAGAGGACGGTTTCGTTACTATCGAAAATATGACATCGGGAGGTACCGGTGCAAATATAAATATATACCGCACATTGAATCAGCAGCCTATGTTTAGTTACGATTCAGCGGGAAGCTTCATAAATTACACAGAGGTTCTTGCCGTCATAGATCAAAATACCGCCGGAGAATCACAGAAAGGGTCGAATCCGATTCCAGTTTGTCAGGGCGATATGCTTATGACAATTAATGACAGTTACGGCTTTCAGACTTACTTTACTCGCAAAAAATAGCTTATGAACAACGAAAAGGAACTAATCGAGTATGTGAAAGACGATCTTGAGAAGCTAGAGCAGCGTGTAGATCGAGGCTTTACAGAGTTGAATGTGAAGTTTGATATGCTGACTTCCCGTTTCATTACAAAAGAAGAACTGAAGACGCAGATGGATTTCATGCAACGCCAGGTTGACATGCTTGCTGAAGCTTTGAAGACAAAGGTGGACAAAGTAGAATTTGATCCTATCAGGAACACGCTTCGCAAATTAAACTGGATAGTTATTTCGGGGGCCGTCGTTGGTCTTTTAACCCTTATTGGTCTATCATCCTAGTATATGAATCAAAACGAACGCAACAAGATCGGAGTACAGCAAAGCGGCTATATTCACGAGCAACGTCCTACTGACTTCCTTGCGGGGTCTTTGCCGTTTGAGGAACGAGTGAAAAGCTCGGACTGGAAAGATTACTTACCGGAGGGAGAGCAGCAGAACAATCCGTTCGTCTTTGACACGCAGAGCTGCGTTACATTCTCGCTCATGAATTCTGTCGAGACACAGCTTGCACAGATGTCTTTGTCGCCAGCTTTCAAGAAGTTTCTGCGGGACAACGGCTATTACAAAAACGGAAAGATAAACTTCAGCGATAAATTCATTGCGATCCTTTCAGGGACGACAAAGAACGGAAACAGCTACGTCAGGGTTGCAGACACAATCCGTGCATACGGTTTGATTCCCGACTCGGTACTTCCTTTCAAGGCGGAGACAACGTGGGAGCAGTGGCATGCGGCGAGCCAGATCACGCCGGCAATGCTCGAGCTTGGTCAGAAGTTTTTGAAATTCGCATCGTTCGGGTACGAGTGGGTTATTGAAAACAATTCAAACGGCCGCATTGAAGCTGAAGAAAAGAAAGAGCTTGAGCGTCACTTGATGCACGCCCCTCTAAATATCGCGGTTCCGAAGCCAGCGACTCACGCGATTCTGATGCCGAGCTATTACAAGGTCTTTGATTCCTACTCTCCTTTTTACAAGGACGGGACGAAAAAAATCAATTACGCATTCAAGTTTGTAGTGAATGAAAACGTACAGCCAGCAACGCCAGCACCGACACCTGCAGTCTCGACGTACAAATACTTTACGGATGCGGAATTCAAAAAATTCGGAATCACTGACGAGGACTTCCGTCGCAAGCTGGATAATGCCCGGGGCCTTGCTACGGCTTGGCTTCAGTCAACGACCGGAGACAGGACGAAGCAGACACCTATCAAGATCACAAGCGGCAAGCGTACTGAAGCACAAAACGACGCGGCCGGTGGTGTTGAAGATTCAGCACACACGAAAGGAATCGCTATCGACCTTTCATGTTCGACCGGCGAGCAGCGGGTTGCACTTGTCTATGGCTTCCTTGCTGCAGGTATCACACGCATCGGCTTGTACGACAAGCACATGCACGTTGACACTGATTATACGAAACCTAATCCGACAATCTTCCTCGGGGGAGCTAGTCACTAATTTATGTCTAAGAAAAAAAAGCAGTTACCAGAACAGTTTTCATTTCTACAAAGCACACGCTTTTGGAAGCTGGTCATTGTTGCAATTCTAGGAACGATGCAGTCTCACGGATACATTAATGGGGAGCTTGCAAATTCAATAGCGACGATCATCGAATTCGCACTCGGAGGTTCCGTGGTACTTCGCACGATCGACAAGACTGCACAGACCGTTTCAGGAAAGAAATAAGCTATACTGGCTTGGTAGCACTGGCGATCTGTCCGCTGCATATGGCTACTTGGTGTGTGTTCCAAAACTTATACGTCCACGACAGAAGCACTGCGACCCAGGGGATGGGGTCGCTTTGTTGGTTTTGGGGTATACTGTTTGCAAAGCTCTTTATCATGTTATCTGCAACACAACTTCGCAGCCTGAACGGGAACCTAGGACTAGCTTTCCAAATAGGGGAGTCCCGGCTCGAACCGGATGAATTAAAAAACTTCACAAGAGAGGAATTACAGCAATTCCTCCACCGTGCCACTCGCCAAGAAATAAAAGACGAAATTGTAAAACTTCTCACGAACGTAAACTGATGCTTTCGTTTGTACTATTTGCCCTGATTGTCGTCGGCATAATAAAAGCCTGGATAGACAAATTTTTGAACCCAAAAGCATAGGGATAACAGGAAACCCAACGGACAGCCACCCTATCGCAAGCCCCCGCCAGCTTTTGGCGTAAGCCCTTCCCATGTTGTATTTGGGAGGGCTTTTTGTTATGCTTTGTATGCGACCTGCCCAGGGTCGTAAGCTCTCTATAGCACGGAAGCCCCTTCTAAAAAGAGGG